ATAAGAGACAGCGTCTACCGTGACAGGATCGTCGATCGCCCCATTGAGCGCATCGTCTCCCAGCCCGCCGAGGTCGTCGAGCGCGTCAAGCGCATGCTCATCGCCCCGTCCGGCGGGCTCGTGCCGTTGAAGGGGTAGCATGGCGAAGAAGCCAAAGAAGCGCACTAAAGTCGCAGCGCTCGTGCCCGTCGTGGCGCGGCCTGCGGCTTCTCCCTTGGAGGAGCGCGTCGTCGCTCTTGAGCGCAAGATCGGAACTCTGGTGGCAGACCAAGACCGCGAGATCGCCAAGCTCCGAACCGCTCTCGCCGAAATGACCAAAGACCGCGACACATGGCGGATGAAGTGTGAGCATCTCCAGGGCCAGCTCAGCCAGCGTCTGCTCAACCCCTATGCTGGGTACTACTACCGATGACCGCCAACGACGCTCTCTCCACTCTCCGCCAGATCATAGGGTACTGTGGTCTGGCTCTTGTCGTTGTCGCCGCAGCCAAGTTCTTCGGCTTCAACGTCCCCATGAGGGGCAGCGTCTCTGACACCGCCCTCGTCGCCATTGCCTGCCTGATGGCACGCTGAGCACACATGCCCGCCGGCAGACCCACCGACTACAGCCTCGAGGTCGCAAAGCGCATCTGCGACCTGCTCGTCTCCCGCAAGGATGACGGCTCACCCTACGCCCTCAAGGACGTGTGCGAGGAGCTCGATCTCTGGGAAGGTACTGTCTACAACTGGAAGAACAGGCACCCGGAATTTTATGAGTTGTACGAGCGCGCGAGAAAAGACCGCGCCGAGATGATGGCAGAGGACGTGTTGCGCGTCGTGGACACCGATCCCGACCCCGCCTCGGCCCGCGTGAAGATGGACGCCCGCAAGTGGTACGCCGCCAAGCTCAATCCCAAGCAGTACGGCGACAAGGTGATGGGCGACCCCAACAACCCCGTCGTCGTCGAGAACAAGGACAGCCCGGCTGTTGCAGAGATCCGTAGCCGCCTCGATCGCCTCGCTACCCGCCTCGCAGAGAGCGCAGGCGATCGCGTCGATCAGCCCTGACGAAGCAGAGCTGCTGCTGCATGACTGGCGCTTCTGGGCTCGCCCGAACCAGCTCGAGCCGGAGGGCGATTGGGACGGCTGGCTCATCCTCGCAGGTCGTGGCTTCGGCAAGACACGCACCGGCGCAGAGTGGGTCCGGGACAACGTGTGCGGGTCAACGCCTCACTCCGGCGGGAGGTATGGCCGCGTTGCTCTCGTCGCCGAGACGGCAGCAGATGCCCGAGACGTGATGGTTGAAGGGGAAAGCGGGTTGCTCGCGACGCATCCGAAGGACCAGAGGCCGATCTATGAGCCGTCCAAGCGACGTGTTACGTGGCCCAATGGCGCGGTTGCGACCCTGTTCAACGCCACTGAGCCGGATCAGCTCCGAGGACCGCAACACGACCTCGCCTGGCTCGACGAGCTCGCCAAGTGGCGCTACGCCCAAGAGACCTTCGACATGCTCCAATTCGGGCTTCGCCTCGGCGACAAGCCCCGCCAGTGTGTTACGACCACACCTCGCCCGACGCCGCTCGTCCGCTACTTGATGAAGCAGCCCCGCTGGGTCGTGACCAAGGGCAGCACCTACGACAACCAGGCGAACCTCGCCCCGAGCTTCGTGAAGCAGATCATCTCCCGCTATGAGGGCACCCGCCTCGGCCGGCAGGAGCTGAACGCCGAGGTGCTCGACGATGCGCCCGGCGCACTCTGGACCAGGGCGAAGCTCGATGAGACCCGCCGGCGTAAGACCGACAAGCTGCCGGACATGCAGCGCATTGTGGTCGCGATCGACCCGGCAGCTTCGGCCGGCACCGAGGACGGACAGGCCGAGACGGGGATCGTCGTCGCCGGTATGGGTGTGGACGGTCGAGGCTATGTTCTGGATGACGTCTCTTGCCGCGCCACGCCGAATGCGTGGGCACGGCAAGCCGTGGCTGCTTACGACTTGTATTCGGCAGATGCGATCGTGGCGGAGACGAACCAAGGCGGCGACATGGTGGAGCAGACGATCCGCTCCGTCCGTCCGTCCATTCCTTTCATCGGAGTGCGTGCATCCCGTGGAAAGGTTACTCGCGCGGAACCTGTCGCAGCGCTCTACGAGCAGGGCCGCGTGAGCCACGTCGGCAGCTTCCCCCAGCTCGAAGACCAGATGGTGCTGTTCACGCCGCTCGGCATCGAGGGCGGCACCACGGCCGATCGCACCGATGCGCTCGTTTGGGCGCTGACCGAACTGTTTCCGTCGATGGTGCACCGCCGGGCCTGGGATGAGGACGAGCCCGATGATCGGCGTTACGGCGCAAACCGTGTGACGGGGTACTGATGGCCGACGTCATGCAGCCCGAGCAGATGCCGATGCCGCAGCAGATGCAGGCCGACCCTGGCTATGGTCAGGCCATGCCGATGCAGCCGGCTCCCGAGCCGGAGATGACGCCGGCGGATCAGAAGCTCGCGGTCCTCGCGCAGATCGCGTCCATGGACAACGTGGCGCCGCTCATCGGCGAGGACGATCTCCGCAAGCTCGGCGAGCTCGTCAAGCGCGAGTACGCGATCGACGACGCCTCGCGCTCCACATGGGTCGAGGACACCAAGCGCTCCATCAAACGCTGCAAGCAGTCGACCGAGCGCAAAACGACGCCTTGGGATGGCGCCGCCAACGTCTCCTATCCGATCATCACCACGGCGGCGCTGCAGTTCGCGGCCCGCGCCTACCCTGCCATCATCGACGGCCCGCGCATCGTCAAGGTCGCGACCAATGGCAAGGATCCGGCCGGGCAGAAGGCCCAGATCGCCGATCGCGTCTCGCAGCATCTGTCGTATCAGATGCTGCGAGAGTCGCCGGAGTGGGAGGAGTCGTTCGATAGCCTCCTGAACCGCCTGCCGATCGAGGGCTGCCTGTTCCGCAAGACCTACCGCGATCCGATGGCGCGGACGGGCTGGTCGTCGGACCTCGTGTCGGGCCTCGACTGCATCGTGAACCAGGGCGCCAAGAGCATCGAGACGGCGCCCCGCATCACGCACAAGTTCGAGCTCTATCCGTACCAGATCAAGGAGCGCCAGCGGGCCGGTACGTTCCGCGAGGTCGACATCAACCTCAAGAGCAACGCCGGCGGTGGCGACACCGAGTCGCCTGAGCCTTTCCTCGAGCAGCATCGGTTCTACGACGTCGACGGCGACGGCACGCCAGAGCCCTGGATCATCACCGTTCACGAGACGTCAGGCGAGGTGCTCCGCATCACCGCCAACTACGACGTCGCGGATGCTCTGATCGCGAAGGACGGCTCCCGCGTTCTGTCCCTGCCGCGGTCCCGCATGTGGTCGAAGTACGATTTCCTGCCCGACCCCGAGGGCGGGTTCTATGGCGTCGGGTTCGGCCACATCCTCGAGGGCCTGACCGAGGTCATCAACACGTCCATCAACCAGATGATGGACGCCGGCACGCTTCAGAACGCCGGCGGCGGGTTCATCGGCTCCGGGCTCTCGCTCGGCGGCAAGGGCAAGATCCGATTCCGGCCGGGCGAGTATCACACCGTCAGCGCGTCCGGGAACGACCTGCGCTCAGCGATTTACAGCATGCAGCACCCCGGCCCGTCACCGGTGCTGTTCCAGCTTCTCTCACTGCTGATCGACGCATCCAAGGACATCGCCTCCGTGCAGGACATCCTGGTCGGCGACCTCCCCCGCAACCAGACTGCCACGGCGACGATGGCGATGATCGAGCAGGGGCTCAAGGTCTACACCGCGATTATCAAGCGGGTGCTGCGTGCGCTCTCGACCGAGTTCAAGGTGATTTTCGAGATCAACAAGCGCTACTTGGACCGCATCGCCTACGTGCAGCTCCTGGACGAGCCCGTCGAGGTCACGCAAGGCGACTACCAGGGCGAGATGGACATCTCCCCAGTTGCCGACCCCAAGATGGGGACCGACATGCAGCGCATGGCTAAGACGCAGTTCATGCTCGAGCGCCAGCAGTCGCCGTTCGTCAACCCGTTCGAGGTCGAGCGGCGCGCGTGGGAGTCGTTCGGCATCGGCGACCTGCAGACGATCCTCGTGCCGCCGCAGCCGAACCCCGCAGCGCAGTTGCAGATGGAGGGCGCGCAGGCCGACGTCGCGGCCAAGAAAGCCGGCGCCGTCAAGGCGACTGTCGAAGCGCAGCAGGCGGTCCGCAAGGCGAGCAAGGACGCATTCCGCGAGCAGGTCGATGGCGAGCTTGCGTCGATCCTCGGTGGCGAGGCGCAGTCAACGGGCGACGCTCAGGTCAACGAGATGGGGACGCTGCAATGATGCGCTACCGCCTCGTGCTCAGCTTCCTGATCGCTGGCGGGCTCGCCTGCTTTGCTGCGGCGGTCCGCGCCGAGGAAATCTCGGCCGGAAGCATCTTCGTCGTCGACGGCGACACCATCTCGGTCGACGGAAAGCGTTGGCGCCTGATGGGGTTCGACACGCCTGAGACCTACTACGCCAAGTGCGATTCCGAGCTTGTGCGCGGCAAGGCGGCAACCGAGCACCTTGCCACTCTCATCGGAGCCGCCAAGCGGATTGATCTCGAGCCGAGCGGCCGCAATGACCGCTACCATCGCGGGCTCGGCGTGCTGAAACTCGACGGCGTAGACGTGGCTGTCATCATGATCATGGCCGGCCACGCCCGCCCCTACCATGGCAAGCGCCGCGAAGGTTGGTGCGATTGAAGATCGAAGCCGACGACTGGGGCGCGTGGACCGCGAACCCAATCACCGAAGCCGTTTTCAGGTTGTTCGAGGCGGAAGCAGCCAAGGCCAAAGCGGCATGGCTCGACGCCTCATGGAACAGCGGGAACATCAACCCCGCTCTCCTCGCGTCGCTCAAAGCAAGAGCGGAGGCGTTCGAGCAGCTCAGAGGCATGAGCAAGGATCAGGTCGAGGAATCGAATGGAACAGATGAAACAGATGAGCGTGGCTGACCGTCCGAAGCGCTTCAAGGTGAAGCCGGTGATCAGCGCTGGCGGGATCGTGCCCGTTGAGTTCAAGGTGGTCGTGCGGCCGGTGAAGGTTTCCGACACCTTCGCCACCAAGAGCGGCATCACCCTCTACAAGCCGATCGAGACGAAGGACCAGGAGCAGGCATCCACGATGGAGGGCGACCTCGTCGCCATCTCGCCGCTCGCCTTCACCTATGAGGAATGGCCGGCTGGCTTCGACAAGCCGGCGGTCGGCGAGCGCGTCATCTTCGCCCGCTACGCTGGCGCCACCGCCATCGGCGACGACGGCGAGGAACTGCGCATCATGAACGACAAGGACATCATGGCTGTGCGGAGGAGCGCCGAATGAGCCTCATCGAGCAGCCCCAGGCCGCGCCTGCGGCCGATCAGCAAGTCGTGGCGCCGGGCCTCGGCGACCAGCCCGTCATCCAGGGCGGCACCGATGCGCCGCCGCAGCAGACCGACGCCGAAGCGCGCGCCCGCCAGCTCGGCTGGGTGCCGCAGGAGGAGTTCCGCGGTGACCCGAGCCGCTGGCGCAGCGCCGAGGAGTACGTCGAGCGCGGCTACAATGAGCCGTCGATCGCACGCGCTACCATCGAGCGGCTGCAGAGCCGCATCGAGACGCAGGAGCGCGAGTTCGGGCACCGCCTTCGCTCTATTGAGAGGATGAGCGACGTTGCGCTGAGCCGGCAGAAACAGCAGCTCACGGCGAGCTTCGACCAGCGCATCCGCGAGGCGGCGTCCGTCGGCGACATGGCGGCATTCGACCGACTCAACACCGAGAAGGTGCAGGCGGTTCGCGAGCATGACCTCGAGGTCGCGGATCAGCGCTGGAGGCAGCCGAAGCAGCAGGCGCCGCAGGGCGGCGGGCTCTCGTCGTCGGATCAGGCCGCAGTCGACGAATGGGCGGCCAGCAACAAGTGGGTGACGACCAACCAGGAGATGGCGACCCTCGCGGATATGGTCTCGAAGCGACTCGCGCGCGAGCGGCCAGGCCTCACCGCTCATCAGAACCTCGCCGAGGTCACGCGCGAGGTTCGAAGGCGCTACCCGGAGGCGTTCGCGGCACAGCACGCGGCGCCGAACGGGTCTCCCGTCGAGGGCGGGAGCCGGGTTCCGCTCGGGCGTTCGTCTGCCGCCTCGAGGCTGCCGCCCGAGGCCGTCGCGCAGGCGCAGAAATACATCAAGCAAGGCCTCATCAAGAGCCTTGATGAGTATGCAGCGTCCTACAACGATCACCAGAGGGGCTGACGCCATGAGCAACCCGATGACGCAAGCCCCGACTGTCACCAAGCGTCAGGAAGCGCAGCGCGCAGAGCGCCGGCGCCGCCAGGACACCGGCATTGGCCGGCTCGATCGCCTATCCGTTCCAGGCAAAAAGGATTCTTCATACGTTTATCGCTGGGTTAACGATACCGGCGGGAGAGTACAGATGCTCACCCAGTCGGATGATTACGACGTCGTGACTTACTCCGAGCTCGGAGCGGTCCCGACAGACAAGGACATCGCCGTAGGAGACGGCGTGACGCGCATTGGCGACAAGAGCAACGGCCAGCGCGTGGTGCTGCTCAAGAAGCGCAAGGACTACTTCGAGGACGACAAGCGCAAAGAGCAGGAGTTCTTGGACAAGCGCATTTCCGGCCTTCGCAAGGGCGACGTCGGCGACCAGCGCGGCCTCCAACCCGGTGGAACCACATATGGCGACGTTCAGATTGCTGAACCGCGCCGCAACTCATCGTGAGGGAATGACACATGGCTAACGACAACTCGCCGCGCGGCCTCCGGCCCGTGCGGCACCGCAATGGCGCGCCCTATAACGGGGCCGTCACGCGCTACTACGTGCCGGCGAGCGACTCGACGGCGCTCTATCTCGGTGATCCCGTCATCATCGCCGGCTCGGCCGATGCGGATGGTGTGGCGTCGGTGACGCGGGCGACCGCGGCCGGCGGCGCCTACATCCTCGGCGTCGTCGTCGGCGTCGAGCCCGCCTCGCGCGACTCGACCACCTACCGCCCGGCCTCGACCGCTGCCTACGTGTTCGTGGCTGACGACCCGGACCTCGTGTTCGAGATCCAGGAGGATGCCGTCGGCGGCGCGCTCGCGGCAGCCGACGTCGGCCTCAACGCCGATCTCGTCGCCGGCTCCGGCTCCACGGCGACCGGCTACTCGGGTTTCCAGCTCGACACGTCGACCAAGGCGACGACGAACACGCTGCAGCTTCGCATTCTCGGCTTCGTCCAGAGGGCGAACAACGAGATCGGCGCCAACGCCAAGGTTCTCGTCGGAATCAACCTCCACCAGTCGCGCAACACGACCGGCATCTAAGGGGAGCGCACGCACATGGCTGGTATCATCACCACGGGTTCCAATCCCAAGGCCCTTTGGCCGGGCGTCAAGGCCTGGTTCGGGCAGAAGTACAACGAGCATCCGGTCGAATGGAAAGAGTTCCTCGCCGACCTGTCCTCGGACAAGAACTACGAGGAAGAGGTCGAGATGCCTGGATTCGGCCTCCTTCCTGAGAAGGCGCAGGGGCAGGGCGTCACCTACGATTCCACGGCGCAGGGCGCGACGAAGCGCTACACGCATGTCGTCTACGGCATGGGGTACATCTGCACTGAGGAGGAGAAGGATGACAACCTCTACGAGACCGTCTCAATGCGGCGCGCCGAGAGCCTAGCGTTCTCAGTCCGCCAGACCGAGGAGATCGTCGGCGCGAACGTGCTCAACCGCGCTTTCAACACGTCTTACACGGGCGCGGATGGCAAGGCGCTGATCGTCAACGATCACACCTCGCTGGCGGGCTCGCAGAGCAACGTGCTCGGCACGGCGGCGGACCTCTCCGAGGCGGCGATCGAGGCCATGCTGATCCAGATCATGCAGGCGACCGACTCGCGCGGCCTCAACATCAGCCTGATCGGCCAGAAGCTCGTCGTCCCGCCGGCCTACGCCTTCGAGGCGACGCGCATCCTGCAGTCGGAGCTGCGCTCCGGCACGCCGAACAACGACGTCAACGCCATGAAGAAGATGGGCGTCCTGCCCGGAGGCGTTGCCATCAACCACTACCTGACCGACGCGGACGCCTGGTTCATCAAGACCAACGCCCCGCACGGCCTCAAGCGCTACACCCGTCGCGCGACGTCGTTCGACAAGGATGGCGACTTCGACACGGGCAACTACAAGCACAAGGGCACGGTCCGCTTCTCCGTGGGCTGGACCGACTGGCGCGGCATGTACGGCACGCCGGGCGCCTGATGTCCGAGTTCGGCTGGATCCGCGGCGACCACTGGGTGATCTGCGACGTGTGCGGCTTCAAGGTCCGCAAGTCGCAGTCACGCCTCCGGTGGGACCGTGCGGTCGTATGCCTGCAAGACTGGGAGCCGCGGCACCCGCAAGAGGACGTGCGGGGCCGCGTCGACCGTCAGCGCGTGGACAATCCGAGGCCGAGGCCTGCAGACGTGTTCATCGAGCCCGGTGACGTGACGAGGAATGATCTCTGATGGCGACGTCAGGCTCGACGGACTATGCGCTCAACGCCCGGCAGGTGATCGAGTTCGCCCTCGACAAGATGCGCGCCGTCGGGCTTGGGCAGAACGTTGACGCCGACGAGATGTCCCGCAGCAAGCGCGAGCTCAACGTCATGCTCAAGGGCTGGCAGGTCGCCGGCCCGAACCTCTGGCGCCTCACCGAAGCCTCGCAGACGCTGACGAGCGCCAACGGCACCTATACCCTCTCGACGACGAAGCCGATCCGGATCGAGGAGGCCCGCTACCGCGACGCCAACGGCCGCGACATGCCGATGGAGCGGTTGACGCGCGCTGAATACCTCGAGCTGCCCGAGAAGACCTCGAGCGGCATTCCGACGTGCTTCTACTTCGATCCGCAGCGGGATGCGGGCGTGCTCTATGTCTGGCCGGTTCTCGCCGTCGCGACGACGGAGGTGATCCGCTACAGCTACGTCCGCCGCATCGAGGACATCGACGACGAGAACAACGACCTCGACATCCCGCCGGAGTTCATCGATCTCATCGGCTACAACCTCGCGGCCCGCCTCCTCGACAACTACGGCCGCGCCGATGCCGCCTCGCAGCGGATCATCCAGCGCGCCCAGCTTCTGGTGATGCAGGCGCGCGACCATGACCGCGAGCCGATCGTGAGGTTCGCGCCCTATGGCTGACCTGCCGATCAGCTTCGGTGTGCAGTCGAGCCCAGGCCGCGAGTTCGCGGACACGGGACCGCGGCACTTCAACGGCTACGCAGAGCCGCACGCGGACGCCAAGGTTCCGGCGCCGATCCATGCGTTCGATGGGTTCGACCTGTTTTCGACTCTCACGAACGGCGGCAAGCTGCGCGGCGCTGTCGTGATCGGGCCGCATGCCTACGTGATCTCGGGAAATGGGCTCTTCAAGGTAACGGAGGCCGGCGCGTCGACGCTGCTCGGCGGCATTCCCGGCACCGGGTTCTGCGCCGTCGATCGCAACCAGGCGACGCCGCCGCAGATCACCATCGTGACGGAATACACGGCATTCGTGGTCGAGAACGACGTGATCACGCAGGTGACGGACGAGGATCTGCTCCCGCCCGTGAGCGTTGCGACGGTCAATCATTCGTCGGTCTACGCTGCGGCATCGGGCCGGATCGTGTGGTCGGAATCGGACGATGCCGCCAACATCGCCGTCGGGTCGCTTGTGACCGCAGAGGCCGAGCCGGACGGCATCGTCATTGCCGTCGAGTTCAAGGGCGACCTGTGGGCCTTCGGCGAGAAGGCGGTCGAGATCCTTCGAGACACGGGCCAGACGACGGACAGGTTCCAGCGCATGCCGGGAGGCGTCCTGCGGCGCGGGTGCAGGTCGAAGGGATCGGTCCAGAAGATCGGCGATTTTGTCGTTTGGGTCGGCGACGACGGGCACGTCTACCGGGCCAGCGGGCAGGGGCTCGAGCAGATTTCGCATGATGCCGTACAGAGGGATGTCGTCGCCGTCACCGACCCCAACACGATCACGTCATCCGCCTTCACATGGCGCGGCGTTCCCTTCTACACCGTGTCGAGCCCGACGTGGACGTGGCAGGTGAGCCTCAAGACGGGGAAATGGTTCGAGCGGACCTCGTTCCGGTCGACGCGCTGGATTGCGGAAGGGGCATTCGACTTCAACGGCAAGACCATCCTCGGCGATGTGTCGTCCGGCAAGCTCTACATTCTGCGCGACACGGCGCGCTCGGAAAACGGCGTGAAGTCGACGGTTCGGCTTCGCTCGGGCGTGGTCGATGTGTTTCCGCACCTGCTCACCATCGACGCGCTCGACATCGACTTGCAGACGGGCGTCGGCCTCAACTCGACGGACGATCATGAGAGCGACCCGCAGATCGGCCTGCGCATTTCCAAAGACGCTGGCGCGACGTGGGGAAACCAGCGGATGGCGACGCTCGGCGGCGTCGGCGCGCGCAACACGCGCGTCCGGTTCAACTCGCTCGGCACGGTTCCTGAGTCCGGCATGGTGTTTGAGCTCGAAATCTCTGCGCCGGTAGTTCGCACGTTCCTTAAGGCCGTTGCGCGCGGCGAGGCTGCCGCGTGAAGATCTCTCGCGATATCCCGATGGATCACCGGGTCGCGGGGCAGGACGGGCGCCTCACGGTGCACTGGCTGCGCTGGAGCGAGGACGTCGGCCGCTCGATGCAGAAGCTCTCGACGGAAATGGCAGCGCTTGAGCCCCTGTCGGGCAGCGCGACGCTCTCCCAGGTAATCACCGCGTACAACGATCTCCTCGCCGCGCTCAAGCGCGTCGCACCCTGAAAGGACAGAGCATGGCAGGCGGTTATCTTGGTGGGATAGTGCGGCGCAACAGCCCCGACAGGAATATGGTTCGCGGCGCAGGAGCGCGTGCGGACATGCCCGAAGTGATCGAGGAGCATCCGAACCGACCGCTTGCTGACTGGTTCGATCGCGTGACGATGCTATCTGACAACCCGCCCAACATGGCGGGCGACAACGCCGCGAGGAGAGTGCAGGATCACTACTCTGGCGCAATCAATGCGGTTGGTGACGTGATGGCCCGGCGCGCCGAGCTTCGCAACGCGCGCGGGGATGGCGAGATGTCAGCGCAGCTTACCCGCATTCTCGAAGGAATGCGGGAAGCCGCACGGCAAGCGGGCGTCGACCCCAGCGATACGATCGCGGTTCTGCGCCATGCAGAGCGGACCGACCCGACGGACTCGACCATGGAAGCCGCCGCCGCGATTCGCAGCTTCCTCGGCGGCGGGCATGGCGCAGCCCAGTCCTATCCCCAGCAGCGGCGGTAACCCCCCATGTTCCCCCTGATCGCGGCCGGCATCGGCGCCGGCGCCTCCCTCCTCGGCGGCTACCTCAACAACAAGGCGCAGGCCAAAGCGCAGCAGCAGCAGTTGGCGTTCCTCCAGCAGGGCGTCAACCAGCTCGGCGGTCAGCGGGACTGGATGCTCGCCGACCGGGAGGACGCGCTCGGCCGCTGGCAGCCGCTCGTCAACAGCGGCAACCAAGCGCGGGGGTTGCTCTCCGGGTTCCTCGGTCTCAACGGCGCCGAGGAGCAGGCGGGGCTCCTCAACAACTTCCAGAACGATCCCGGCATCTCGTTCCTGACAGATCAGGGTCGGCGCTCGATCGAAGCGTCGCGCGCGTCACGCGGGCTCCTGCACGCGGGTGGCACCGTTCGCCAGCTCGGTGAACTCGGCATGGCCGCCGCCAACGACGTCTACAACAAGCGCATCGCGGGCCTCACGCAGATGGCGCAGTCGGGCCAGGCCGCGCTCCAGGGCCAGACGGCGACGAGGCTCGGCTACCTCGACAACATCACCAAGCTCAACACCGGCATCGCCGGCATTTACGGCGGCATGGGCAATGCGTCGGCTGCCGGCACGATCGGGCAGGCGAACGCCTGGAGCGGCGCACTGCAGGGCGCAGGAAATGCGCTCGGGTACGGGATGGGCGCCGGCGGCAGCGGCTATCTCCAGGGTCTCTACAATCGTTACTTCGCTGACCCGACCATGGGCGGCTGGGATGCAACCGTAGCGGCGGCCTGACACCATGCAGCAGATGGGGCTCATCCCTCAATCGCAGAGCTTCGACGTCAACGGCTATCTCTCGGCCTTCCGGCAGGGTGAGCATGATCTGCTTGCTAGGACGCAGCGGGAGAACCGCGCGAACATGGGCCGCATCGCCAATGACCAGGGCTATCTGGCGGCGTTCCGCGAGGCGATGTCGGTGGGCGATATGGACTGGGCCGCCCGGTTTCAGGCCATGGACACGCAGCAGCAGCAGCGGTTCTCCGACACGCTCGGGCGGCTCGCGTCGGCGGCTGACACGCCGGAGCGCTGGAATACGCTGATTGCGCAAATGCGGACCCGCTTCGGCGCGGAGAGTATCCGCGGATTCGAGGATTTCTCCTCGCGCCCGGCTGCGATCCGCGTTTCCATGACGGCTTCGGAAAACCTCGCAGAGCAGCATCGCCGCGCCATGCTCGCCGAGCAGCGCCGCATGCACGATGCGCAAATAACGCACATGCGCGCGCAGGACCGACGCCTCGACGATCGCAGTGCCCTCGACATGGAAAACGTCGAGCTTCGCCGCCGGCAACTGGATGCTCAGAACCTCTCGCGCGACCGCGGCTTTACGCTACAGAGCCTCACGTCTTTGGCTCGAGCCCGCACGCCGGAGGAGTTCCAGCTCGTCGCGCAGACGCTGCGGCCGTTCCTGGGCCGCGTGCCGAACTTCAACGAGCGGGATCGCCTCGTCCAATCGGCGATGGATAGCCTCGAGGAGTTCGACGTGGTGCCGGACGAGAACGGCCGTCCGTCGCGGGTCTCTCGCGGGTGGTCGCCAATGGTGCTGGCGGCACTCGGTCCTGCTGGCGTCGGCGCTCCAGGCGGTCAGGCTCAGCCGCAGCCGGCGCCGGCTCAGCCGCGCCCGGTCAACCCAACCGCGATCATGGACGCTGCGGCAGCACTCACGCCGGTCCTGGCGCGGGACAACGCGCGCTTGAATCTCCCTGGCGTCCCGCGCATGGATCTGGCGCCGAACGCTGCCCTTCAGGGGGTTCCGAATACGGCGCTCGATGGCCTCCTGCCCGGCTCTGTTCCCGCCGCCCAGCCGCCACAGCAGGCGCAGCCGGGCATTCCCTTGCAGGCACCTGCGGCGCGCCCGGCTCCAGGGATTTCAGCCCAGCGGCCGCCGCTCGGCGGTCCTGGCGGTGGCGGCTTTCCTGTCGTTCCGGTTGCTGCCCCTGGCGGGATGGCGGTGGGTGGCGCGCCGAGCGGCGGCGTGGTTCCGGTTCAGGGGACGCAGGGCGGCGGTGCTCCGGATGGAGGGCAGCGCGGCTACAGGGGGCCAATCGGCGCACGCCGGGAGATCGTCGAGGAGATCGAGACGAACTATGGTGCGCCGTCGACCTGGGGGCAGAACGGCGTGGCAATGCCGCCGCACTCTGTCATCCAGCGCTACTGGCAATCTGTGAACGGGAGCTCGGGCACCATCCGCGGCCGTCAATATACGGCGGATGGCCAATCAGTGCCGATCCAGCAGCGCGGGGGTGACGGCGGCGCGACCGGGAACAGCGCGTCGTCCAACGCCCGGCGACTGATCCCGGAGATCCTCAACCAGCTCGACGTCGTGGGTGCTTACCTGCAAAGCACGTCTATCCCTGGACAGGTCATCGACAACACGGGCGGCCCGCTGTCGCAGTGGGCGGGCGGTGGCAGGTTCACTCAAGCCCAGGCAAGCTACGGCGAGGCGACCCGCGTCATTATGCACGCCCTTTCTGGTGCGCAGACCGCACGGCAAGAGTTCGACCATTACGTCCAGATGTTCACGCCGCAAGCGTGGGACAGCGCCGAGGTCCGCCTCCTCAAGCACAACCGGATCGCTGGTGCGCTTCGCACGCTGCAGGGGGTGACGGAAGACTTCACGGACGCCAATCTCGCGGAGTTCCGCCGGTATCTCCGGCAGAACCTGCAGAACTATTACGGAGTCAATGCCGACGACCTTGCCCGGTTCCGTGGCCGCGGTGGGCAGACGCCGCCTGGAGCACAGGGCGGTGGTGGCGCCCCCGCGCCGGCAGGCGGAGGCTGGGGTGGCGCCGGCGGCATGTCGACGCAAGACATCATTCGGAACATGCGATAGACCATGCAACCACTCGAAGCGCTTGTTGAACTCGAACGACGCGGCGCCGCACCGGAGCGGTTCCGCCCGATCCTGAACGACCTGAACGCCGCTGGCATGCTGACGGCCGGAGACAACGGCCTGCCGCAAATCGCGGGCGTCATAGAGCTCTATTCCCGCGGCGTGCTCAACGATCGCGACAACCCGGACTTTAACCGCAATCTCGGCCGGCAATACCTGCCGATCATGCAGCGGCTGGTGGCTCAGGGCCTCGTCACGCCCTACGTGCCGCAGAACCAGCGCGACGGCACCCTGCGCCTCATGCAGCACGGCCAGACCTTCGGCTTCTCCGACGAGATCCAGGCCGGCCTCGGGGCGGTGCGCGACCGGATTACGGGTGACGCTCAAAGCCTCGGAGAAGGCTACGACTACAATCTGGCGGTGCAGCGCGAGAATATGCGGCAGGCGCGGAGGCAAACCGGGCCGATCGGTGCCGTGGCGGCCGAGGTGGTCGGCGGCCTGCTTTCGCCTGCGGCTAGGATGAGGAGCCTTGGCGAGGGCGCGACGGTCGCGCAGCGCGCCAACCAGATCGGGCTCCACTCGGCTGGCTACGGCGCCGTCCAGGGCTTCGGCGAGGCCGAGGGTGGCATTGAAAACCGCGGCGTCGGCGCCGTCACTGGCGGTGTGCTCGGGTATGGCCTGGGAGCTGGTCTCGGCGCGGGCATCGCCCGCTACGGCGATTGGCGCGCGGCCCGGGTCGCGCAAGCCGAAGCGCGTCAGGTCGAAACTGCCGCCATCAACCAGAACGTTGCGGGAGAGTTCACCGAGGCCGGCGTGCCCGTGTTCGCGCCTGCCGTGACGTCGAGCCCGACCATCCGCACGACGGCTGAGACCGTGATGGGGAGCGCCGTCGGTCAGCCGCTCGTCAACAGCGCGCGTCGGTCGATCACTGCGCTCGAGGGGCAGATCGGCGAGACGATCGCAGAGGCCGGCGGACGCCGGGCAAGCGATGAGCTTGGCCAGGAGGTTCAGGGCCTCCTGCGCCGGAGCCTGGATCAGAACACGATCCCGGGCGCCGTCGTCAACCGCATGACGCCGGCCGAGGCGGAGGCCATCTCGCATGTGCCGACAGGGCCCGGCTACGTGCCGCCGCGGCCTCGCGTCGATCCGGTGCCGCCCGTCGAGATCCAGCCCGTCCAGCCTCGCACGCTCACCATCGACGACGTGCCGACACCTGCCGTGCATGTGCCGCCGGAGCCTGTGCGGACCAATTATCGCCCGTTCGAATCCGTCACGCTCGAGGAGATCAATCCGCAGATCGCACAGCGTATCGCAGCCGCCAGAGCGGAGATCGACGGCGTCTCCCGCATCCACAACGAGCGCGTCCTGCCTGCGGCGCGTCAGGCGGAGACGGCGTTCCGGCGGGACATGAACGAGCTTTTCCGGAGCCTTCAGCGAGACCCGCAGAGCTATTGGATCCTCCGCGAGCGCGGAATACACAACCTCGACGACTTCATCAATTCGGGCGTCGGACCGCAGCGCAACGCGCTCGGCCTTGTCGATGACCTGCGGCATGTTCGCGGCCGCTACGAGCAGATCAACGCAAGGTTCGACGAGGCCCTGCGCCCTTACGCCGAAAGCAACGCCCGCTACGAAGCCCTCGCGACCCGCATCCGCGAGCTCGAAGCGCAAGGTGAGCGCATCCGCGACGAAGGCTGGCGCCTCATGGTCCAGAACGAGCACGGCAACGCAGTGCGCCGTGCCGAGGAAGCCACGACGCAGCGCCGCGTGTCAGCAGAGACGTCGGCGCGCGAGCAGGCTCTGGCGCGGGCACTGGCGGAAGAGAACGAGCGCGCCATTCAGGAAACCGCCCGCATGCGGGGGACGGCGCGGTCTGAAGCCGATGCCGCAACCCGCGCCCGTCAGCGCGAGGCGGACGCCAAGTACGACGCCGACATGGCGAGCTATTCGCCGCACTACCGGCCCGGAGCTTCGCGGGAGCACTCCTACAAGACCGAGTTCGACGCTGCTTACCGCCAGATCGAAGCAAACGCTCCAGGCCAGATCGGCAACTACATGTCGCCGATCGTCATGCATCAGCCGCCCAAGCGCGTGAACGTGATGGGCAAGACGGTGGAGATCCCTCAGCAGAGCATCTCCGAGCGGACGGCCGTCATGGAGTTGATCAATGACTTCGGCCGCGAGGGGCGCGGCCGAAACCTGCTGCGAGGCTGGAAGGACTACGACTTCAACTCGCAAATGCTGTGGGATTACTTGCGTAACAGGCTTGGCGGTGAAGTCGCTGGACGGTTGCATCTCGGTGTCATCCCGAACAAGGGCAAGGGCAGCAACCTGCGCCGCGACATGCCTCTCGAGGGGCTAAGGCATCTGCGGACAACGGTGCGGAGAACGGCCGAGGCGCCGTTCCGTCCGGATGACATTACCGACAGGGCGATGCTCCAGCGCCTGAACGGCGCCATGACCGAAGACCTGCAGACCATGCTGCGGAGCAAGTACGGCCCCGAGTACACGATGGCCGCCGACCGCTTGAAGATGGTGGATGCCGCCTATGGCAAGCACAAAGACGAGATGGTCGATACGCTCAGAAAGCTGTTCGGCGACAACGTGGCCCCGGAACAGGCGCTGCAGTTGCTGCAGAAGGCCGCTCAGCGCTCCACGCACGACATCGACCTCCTTCGCAAATTCTACCGCGTCGCCACCGAGAAGGGCGACGTGAAGCGCGCAACCGGCGCCATTCTCTCCAACATGGCCGAAGGGGGAATGCCGGAGTTCCTGAAGCGCTACGGCGGCCTTTCGAGCGAAGCCAAAAAGATCATGTTCGCAGGCAACGCCGGCGAACTCGGCAACGCGCTCGAGCGCCTCCATCGCATCGCACGTCGGCTCGAGCCCTACATGATCGAAGGGCGCGGCCTGGATCTTTTCCGCGTCCCGAATATGCTCATGGGCGCTACGCTCATGTTTCACATCCCCGCAGGCATCGCCCAGGCCGTCGGCATGAACGGCATGGCCCGCCTGCTCGCCTCCGATCGCTTCCTGAACTGGCTCACCGCAATGCCCAAGGCGCGGACGGCCTGGACGCCGGAGTTCCGCGAGGGGATGGGCCGGCTTCGCAACATCCTGATGATCGAGTTCGGTCTCACCGACGCGGCGGCAGACGCCATGCTCGGCGACGTCACCAGGAACATCCGCGGCCAGCCCCGGTCCCGCGCGGCCGCCTGATCCACCTGAGTTCACCCGCGTTCGCTCCCCTCTCTCGCTACCAGCAAGAGACGATGATCCATGACTGACAGCTTGCTTTTCCCGTGGTCCGGCCACCGCATCGACGACACGACGGGAGACCCCGAAAGCGGCGGCTATATCCGTGTCTACGACGGAGGAACGCTCGACCAGCGGGACGTCTTCACCGACCGCGGGCTCACGACCGCGGCAGCGTGGCCGATCACGGGCGACGGCGGCGGCCTTTGCCCTGTCCGCTACCTCGGGACGGGCGCCTACAAGGTGCGTGCGTTCAAGGCGGATGGGACACTGCTGTGGGAATACGACGATCTCCCTGGCGCTCTGGACACGTCGGATTTCGGCGGAAGCGGCTCTGCAACGCCTCTGACTCCGGTCAGTGTCGAAGCGGTGAGCCGCAGCCTGACGGCAGCCGACTTCGGCAAGCTGCTGTCCATCAACCCGACCTCTGGCGACGTCATTCTCGCGGCCCCGAGCGCAACGGGTGTCACCAACGGCTTGCCTCTGACTGCGGTCCACGCGGGAACCGCCAATGCGGGAGTCATCACCCTTCCAGGGCAAGACACCATCGTTTTGAGCGAGCCCGGCGAGGCTGTGACGATCGTCAGCACAGCTGCGGCCTACATCGTGGCCTGTCTCTTA